GCAAAAAGTACAGGACTACGACTTACAGTCAATTATTAAGACCACAGCCACAACAGACACTGGTAGCCCATTCTACGGAAAGCTTGGAGATAACGGAGACAAAAGGGTCACCGTTAGAAAAGTTTATTATAAGACGCCCCACGCTATGTGGAGATTTTACGGGTATTACGGTGGCTTAAATACAGTAGGCAATTTGTCTTATTATGGACAATACTCAGACGATTCAACGTTTGAAGTCATTCCAGCATGGCAGAATAAGGCACAGGCAATGGCTTTTGAGGATGCGATCTATACTAGAGCTTCTCACTACTCATACGAGATAAAAGACAATAATTTAAGGTTATTTCCAACCCCAGTAGCATCATCCCCGACAAAGATGTGGGTTGACTTCTCCGTTAGAACAGACCCTTGGGAAGAGGAAGCTGGCAAAGAAGATGGCGCGACTGGTATCAACAATATGAATACACTTCCATTCGAGAACATACCCTATGATAAGATCAACTCGATTGGTAAGCAATGGATTAGGAGATTTGCTCTTGCTGTCTCTAAAGAAATGCTTGGGTTAATTAGAAGTAAGTTTGCGACAATACCAATTCCGGGAGAATCCGTAACATTAAACGGTCCAGCGCTTGTGTCTGAAGCTAAAGAGCAGCAAAATCTCCTAAGAGAGGAATTGAAAACTGTCCTAGACGAGTTGACATACGAAAAACTAGCCGAGAAGGATGGTAATGTAACCGATTCAACACAAAAAGTATTAATGAATATTCCACCTTCAGTATTTGTAGGATAGTATAAATGGCAGACAACAAATGGACACAACCCACTAATCCTCCGGCTCCCTTATTTACTGGGGACAAAGAGCGCAATTTAGTCAAGCAGATCAATGATGAAGTCATAGAGCGGGTCATTGGTCAAACAGTCCTTTATTATCCTATAAGTCTAGAAAAAACTAACTTTCATCCTCTTTACGGAGAGGCTATAGAAAAAACCTTCCTGTCTCCTGTGAGAGTCTATGCTTTGATTGGGTGGGAAGGTCAAGATACAACCAATTCTTCTCTCGGTGTGGACAAGAGATCTTCAATTAATATTTATTTTCACAAGAGAAGACTAACAGAAGACCAAAACCTTTTTGTTAGAGAAGGCGACTTTGTTTTATACGGCAAATTTCACTATGAAATCGTTACGTTAAATGAGCCAAAAGAACTTTTTGGTCAAGTGGATTATAAATATGAGATCTCTGCTACATGTAAAAGAGCAAGAAAGGGCACCTTTGATGCCCTCTAGGAGAATTTAAAATGTCTGCTTATACAGGTGGAAAAGAAAATAAAAATTACACAGGTATTCCCCAAGAGGATCAGGAAAGGTTGCAAGATCTAAACTTCTCTCCGTCCACTCTGGAAACCATCGACTATGCTATACACGATTTTGTTAATGATAAGTTGTCATTGAAAACAACCACCAATAAAGGAGTCGCAAAAGTACCAGTTATATGGGCATCAGCCGAAAGAGCATATCAGGTTAAGAATGATAAGGAATATAGAGACGGTGAGGGATTGATTGTATTACCAGCGATTACCATTGAAAGAGCATCAGTTGTAAAAGACTTAACAACAAGGGGTGCTTACTATGGAGATATGTTTCCTTTCCAATCTCAACCAGAAAAAGGTGGCTCTCTTGTTATTGCAAGGAGAATAAAACAAGACAAGACTTCTAATTTTGCCAATGCCGATGCGAACAGGAGGCACAACAATAGAGTAGCGCCCAAGTTTGTTCGCAAGTCAACAAAAAAAGTTGTGTATGAAACAGTCTCTATTCCGCCTATTGTATATGCCGAGATCACATACAAGATATTACTCAGAACAGAATACCAACAACAAATGAATGACTTGTTGCAACCCTTTATTACTAGACCGGGAACAATTAATAGTTTCTTGATTGACAGGGATGGGCACAGGTATGAAGCATTTGTTCAGGGAGACTTCGCCCTAAACAACAATATTACATCAATGGAAAACGAGGAAAGAAGGTTTGAAACCTCTGTAGAAATTAAGGTCCTTGGTTACCTTGTGGGTGAAGGTATAAACCAAGAAACGCCAAAGTTCTCTATTAGAGAAAATGCCGTGCAAGTTAGAATACCTAGGGAGCATGTTGTGTGGGATGATCCTCTCCCAACAACAGGTCCCGGTAATGATAGCAAACAAAATGTCGGAGTGGGCGGCAAGTATAGAGAATAATTTTGGACTTTCTAAAAACAAAACACTATTTACTAAAGAAATAATATCGTCTTAAAAATAGACGGGTAAAAGGAGATAGCTATAATGTCGGCAAAAGATTTCAAATTTGTTTCCCCCGGAGTGTTCATCGAAGAGATCGACAACTCCCAAGTCCCCAAGTCACCAGTGGCAATTGGACCATTGGTTATTGGGCGTACTAGAAGAGGACCCGCTTTCCAACCTGTTAGAGTTGATTCCTTCTCAGAGTTCGTAACAATCTTTGGAGATCCAGTAGGGGGCGAAGAGAAAAGCGACCTTTGGCGTGGAGGAATACCTACGGCACCGACATTTGCTGCCTACGCCGCTCAAGCATGGCTTAAGAATAGCACTCCTTTGACATTCATAAGACTACTTGGCGACCAGCATCCAGACAACGCTGACACACAGGACGGAAAAGCCGGTTGGAATTTAGCATTCCCCGGACCATCTTCTCCAGCCTTGGCGCAAGATCAAATGGGTGGCGGGGCTTATGGTTTGTTCTTGTTCAACTCTGGAGCCGTTCAGGTAGTAGACGGCGGGGATGAAAAGTCAACAACGGGTACATTGGCAGCAGTTCTTTACACAACCGGCTCGATGCTTACGCTGTCGGGTACAATTCGTGGATTTGATACGACGAAAGAATTCGATAATCAAAACATGGGATCCACAACGGGATCTAGTGCTTTGATCAATTCAGTTGGCAAGTATACTTACACCATCGGCGCATACGATATAACAGATGGAGCCGGAACCCTAACGGAAGAAACGACAATCAGCTTTTCCAGAACTGATTCTAATTACATCAGAAAGGTTCTCAACACTAATCCAACTTTGACAAATAGTGCCCTTGTTGATACCACCTCGGCTAAAAAGAAGAATTTCTTCCTTGGTCAAACTTATGAAAGAGCAGTAGCTGATACTATCACAGGCTCCAACTCATATGGGGTTATACTTAGGTTGGGAAGAGCCGGAATGGATGTTACTGATGGTAGCAATTTCAAATTTGCTACACAAGCAGCGCAGTCTGGTTGGTTTTTCTCGCAGGATTTGAGAAACACGGCAGGAACCCACGAACTAGCCGGGAACACACTCGACCCGCCATTCAATCCAGAGAACCTTGCAACAGTCACAAGATTGTTTAAATTCCACGGATTAACATCTGGTCAAGAAATTCACAGAAACTACAAGATTTCTGTTGAAGATATCAAATACAGCAAAAATGATAACACCCCTTACGGATCTTTCAGCATTGCAATCCGCGATATTAAAGATCTTGACAATGCAAAAAAATACGTTGAGAAGTTTACTAATCTTAGTTTAGACCCAAACTCAGCGAATTACATCTCCAAGCAAATTGGTGATAGATACCACCAGTGGGATACTAACGCACGTCGTTTGTTCGAATACGGAAGTTATCCAAATCGTTCAAGTATCGTTCGTGTCGAAGTTGCAAATGCAATTGACCAAGCACAGGCAGATCCAGAGCTTATTCCATTCGGTGTCGAAGGACCAATCGGATATACCAGCTTCCAGATTTCTGGTTCCTCCGACTACAATGCTGCTAACCAAGGCACAGGAAGCATCGCTCCCGCTGGCGGATTGAAAGCGTGTGTAGAGGCTGGTCTTCAAATTCCATTACACATTCGCAGCGTTGGTTTCGTTGCGTTATCTGATGAAGTAAGAATTGGTGTTGACGCCGAACTGGGAGATGTAGCGGGTAAATTCCCATTCACCGGCTCAGTGAACTTTCCAACAGTACCACTTAGAAGGAGCGCTTCTGCTGGAGATCTTTCCGATGAGACAGAAGCTTACTTTGGAGCACAGTTCACAAGAACAGCGGGAGGTTCAACCTTCGATGAGGGCACATACGACCTCCTTTACCCACTTCCTGTGGCAAATAAGTTCAGTGGATCTCCAGATACAGGAACCAAGACATCTTGGTACTTCAGCTTGGATGATTTGGTAATGGCACCGGGCGGAACTATTCCTCAAGTATATTACGATTCAGGATCTAGAGCTACAGGTGACTCGATTTCGGCTAGAACTGGCTCTTATAAATCAGTTCTTGATAAAGGATATGACAGATTCACAGCCCCAATGTACGGTGGTTTCGATGGATTTGATATTACAGAAAAAGAACCTTTCAATGCCGCTAGAGCTTTGACACACGCTACCGCAGCCCCAACAACGTACTCTATGTTCTATTCTGTGAAGAAAGCAATCGATATGTTCGCAGATCCAGAGTTTGTTGAAGCTAATATCTTGACTGCTCCCGGTATCACAAACGAAGGGCTAACAACCCATATGCTTCAGACTTGTGAATCTCGTGGAGATGCCTTGGCTCTGATCGATCCTCGCGGCGGGTACATACCAGCTTCTGAGAACAATGAGTCCGAGCAGCAGAGAATTACAACCGGCACTGGATTAGGTGGAGTTTCACGCCACGTTAAAGAGGTGGCAGATAACTTGGATGCTAGAAATCTTAACACAAGTTATGGTGCGGCATATTACCCTTGGGTTAGAATTTCTGACACAATCACGGGTCGCCAACTTTGGGCACCTCCTTCAATTGCAGCATTCGGAGCTATGTCTTTTGCAGAGAACAAAGCAGCGCTTTGGTTCGCTCCAGCAGGCTTCAATAGAGGGGGCTTGACAGAGGGTGCCGCTGGTATTCCAGTGACCAACGTTAGAAGCCGTCTAACTTCTGCCGAAAGAGATTATCTCTACGAAAGAAACCTCAACCCTATCGCATCATTTCCAAACGAGGGCATTGTAATCTTCGGACAGAAGACTCTACAAATCACCCCATCTGCGTTGGATAGAATCAACGTTAGAAGGTTGATGATCTTTGTAAAGAAAGAAATCTCAAGAATTGCATCAAACTTGTTATTTGATCAGAATGTTGAACAAACTTGGTCTAGATTTACAGGTCAGGTTGCTCCATTCTTGGACAATATTAAGAACAACTTTGGGTTGGATGATTTCAAAGTCGTCTTGGATGAGACAACAACTACGCCAGACTTGATTGATAGAAATACAATCTACGCAAAGATCTTCTTAAAGCCAACTAAGGCTGTCGAGTTCTTCGCTATTGATTTTGTAATCACAAACTCTGGTGCAGGTTTTGAGGATTAAAAAATAATATCAAAACTATTTATAGATAACAGGGATTAAATAATCACTTTTTAAAGGAAACCTAAACAATGGCAGACAACTTCGGATCTAAATTTTGGGCTAACATCACCAGCGAACCAAAAAGAAAATATAGATTTATTCTCAATCTCGCTGGGATTGACTCTTGGGTAATTACTAGAGTCGATAGACCTAGCTTTAATGTAACTGAGTCAGAGCATACGTTCTTCAATCACAAATTTTACTATCCCGGTAAAGTTGAATGGCAGACTGTTTCCTTTACAACTGTTGATCCAATTAATCCTGATGCTACTGCCTATCTTATGGGTATTCTTGGAGCCTGTGGTTATCAAGTCCCAAGCCCAATGGCATACGAATCCATCTCAAAACAAAAAGCTGTTGAGGTTCTAGGAGAAGTTAAGATCAAAGCAAAAAATGCTGAAGGAAAAGATGTTGAAGTCTGGACCCTAAAGAATGCTTGGGTTAAGAATGTTGGCATGGGAGACTTTGAATATGCTTCCGATGATATGCTTACAATGGATATTGAACTTCGCTATGACTATGCACTCTACAATAGTATCCCACTTGGTGGAGCAAAACTGCCAATCCAAGCCGGTTCAGTTAAGACAACTCAAGGAAAGTCTATTAACGATGGCTATAACTCTCTTAAGAATAATGCCGTATAAAATACTTAACAAAGTTTAAAATCTACATTATAATAAATAAAAACCAACGAGGCAAAAATGTCAACCAGAAACAATTCAGATCGACTCGGGGCTAGCAATAGCGGATCCGATGCGACAGGTGCTGTTGTTTCAAACCAACAACAACAAACACCAATGCAGTTTGTTGCACCGACTGAGCTTGTCGATTTACCTTCCAAGGGTAAGTTCTACCCAGAGTCGCATCCTCTCCATAACAAAGAAACATTAGAAATTAGGCATATGACCGCTAGGGATGAGGACATCTTGGTTAATAAATCATATATCCAGAAAGGCATTGTTCTGGATAAGTTATTAGAGAGTGTCATTATCGATAAGAATATCACAGTTTCCTCACTTTTAGGCGGAGATAAGAGCGCAGTTCTTGTTGCTACGAGAATTACGGGCTACGGGTCAGAGTATGAGACAAAGGTAGCTTGCCCCTCTTGTGGTGATGTAAATGATTTCTCCTTTGACTTAATCGAATCTTGTGCTATCACAACACCGGAGATTTCTGGCTTAGAATATGAGCAAACAAATAATGGAACGTTTTTAATAAGCGCCCCGAAAACCAAAGCATCCGTTGAAATCAAGCCATCTACTGGCTATGATGAGGAAAGCATTGCCAAAACAAACAAGATGAGACAAAAAAATGGTCTCCCTGAGCTTGGATTAACAGACGTCATGATGAGCTATATGGTTTCCGTTAATGGTAATTCGGATCGGTCACACATTAATTCTTATGTGGAAAGTATGCCAGCAATGGATGCTAGGTTTGTTCGATCTTCATACGCCAAGCTAATGCCATCTGTTGACCTTGCCCAGCAGTTTACATGCTATTCTTGCAGCTACGAGCAAGAAATGGAGGTACCGTTTACCTCTGACTTTTTTTGGCCTAAGTGATGAATATATCGAAAGTGTTTATGAGGAACTCTTCAATCTCAAGCACCATGGTGGCTGGAGCTTCTTCGAATCATACAACTTACCAATTCAAGTAAGGAGATGGTTTTTAAGAAGATTACAAAAGCAATTCGATAACGAAAGACAAGAAATAGAGAAATCTATGAAGAAAGGCAGATAAGAACCAGAAAGCAATACGCTTTTTGGTTTTTGTTTTTTGGGACCATTTACTATTTATTAACGGAGGATCTTTATTATGTCCAACTCAAATGACAATGAATTAGTCAAATACGATATAAACTTAAACCCAGAGACAATTGACGAGGGATATTTGAGAGCGTTAGGCTTTCAACTGGAATACATCCTAGGTCAAATGTTTGGCGGTAATCCTATCTCAGGTAAAGTGAGAGGAACATCACAGCAGGTATCCTCTTTCGCCAGAGCATTGGGAAACGAAAGAAGATACTTAAGTGCTTTTGAAAAATACGGTCTTACAGACCCAAGAACCCTAGGCAATAGACACAAACTAGAAAGGGCAGTTGCTAATTTTGAAAGATCAACAGGCATCAAGTGGCCTTTCAAATAGAGAATAAACTATGGCAGATGAACAAGACATACTGAATGCTGAGAAATTAAATGATCTCCTTGCTAAACAAGTTGAGTTTGAAAAAACTCGTGCTCGCTTGGCAGGGGATACTTTGTCTTCTGCCGAAAAAGAACAAAGTGTTCTCGCAAGACGCGAACAGATCGCCAGAGAATATAAAATATTGTTGGAAGAGGATAACGATGAGCGAAAGAAATCTCTCGAACAAATAGAGAAAGGAATTGCTGCTGAATTAAGAAAGGGTGAAATAATAAAAGAACTTGCTGATGCAAGGATCAGAGCAGCAAGAGCACTAGATAAGGCTCTCACCGATGGCGATAGAAAAGAGGTAGAAAGGCAAAAGAAGAAATTAAAGCTAATAGAAGAAGAAAATAAAGCGCGTGAGAAAACTCTTGAATCCATGAGAGCAGCGAACAGTCTGGGAGAAGGTCTTGTTGACACAATGGGTGGTCTTCTAGGTATCTCCAGAGATACAGGCAGCACATTTAGGGATATTACAAAAGCCATCAAGGGTGGCAGCAAGGGCATGAAAGAGTTTGGCTCTTCTGCTGCTAAGGCATTTGGTGACAGATTCGGTGTTGGTTTGCTAGGGATGATGGGTAACAACATCCTCCAGACCACAGTTTCCTTTAATCGCTTGCAAGCACAGGTGCTAGGCTCAACCGGAGCAAATTACGAACTAACACAGACCGTCGAAGATACATCTCGGGCTTACAAAGAACAGGGCGTTTTGTTCTCTGATTCAGCAGAGGCTGTAACAGGGCTATACAGAGACTTTTCAACATTCAGTATGCTACAGCCAGATGTTCAAAAGCAAATCGGTGGCACGACGGCGATGTTGAAAAACTTGGGCGTCTCCACCCAAACAACCGCTGGTAATTTTAACTTCTTAGTTTCAGAAATCGGCATGTCTGTTCCCCAAGCAAATGAATCTCTTAGGGAGATGGTTGAAACAGGCGCAGCAATAGGAATTGCTCCAGATGAAATGGCTAATGCTTTTGCTGCTTTATCTCCAAGATTAGGTGAGTTTGGCGCTAGGGCACCAAAGATTTTCGAGAACACCGCAACAATGGCTAAAAAGCTTGGCATTAATGTTGAGGATATGGGTGGCACATTATTCGCTCTGTCTGATAGATTAAGTACCTTCGAGGGCTCTGCTACAGCAGTGGCAGATGTAGGAACTGTTCTTGGTGGATCGTTTGTTAATGCATTTGATTTGACAATGGCAGCGGCAGAGGGTCCTGAAGCGCAACTAAACTTATTAAGAGAGGCATTCGCAAAATCAGGCAAAGACTTTAATCAACTTGGCTTCTTTGAGCAGAGATTCGCTGCCAACGCATTTGGTCTTGAGGTTGGTAAAGTTAGGGCTATCCTTGGCGACGGAGCAGATGCGGCATCAATATTTACAGGCGAACAGAAAACACTAGGAGAAATGTCTAGCCAAGCTACTGACTCACTAAAAGATCAACAAGCAGTCTTTGAAAACCTAACAACAGGCGTTAATGATCTCGCAGAAGCAATGAAGATCGCATCGCAAGGTGCCGTTAAAGCAACATCATCAGAAGACGGAATGATGCCAACGCTTCTAGCGCTTTTAGCCGGCGGGGGTATCGCCACCGCTGGAGCACTATTGACTCGAAAGCTTGGAAAAGCAACGCTAGGTGCGCTAGGTGGTGGTATTGGAAGACAGTCATCTAGAGGCTCAGGCGGGGATGCCATTCTCGGTAGGGGCAAAATGTTTGGTACAAAGCCCCCACCTCTGCCTCCCGGCGCGGTTGAAGAAAGTTTAGCACTCTCTAAAAAGAGTGCAGGAAAAGGCTTAGGAAAAGGTTTAGGAAAAGGTCTGGGCAAATCATTTATTAAAAAAATACCAGTTATCGGATTGCTAGCATCTCTTGGGTTTGCTGGATCACGCATTTTTGATGGAGACTTTACTGGAGCAGGAATGGAAGTGGCATCTGGCGCAGCCGGAATGGTACCCGGAGCAGGCACAGCCGCAAGTTTGGGAATAGACGCGGCTCTTTTGGCGCGAGATGCCGGTGCCTTTGAGTCTAGCAGCCCCGCAGCAGCCCCGGCGATGACAGGAGGTATGGACCCCCACGCACAAATGGCTGCTATGGCGTCACAAATGGGAATAAACCCAGCCCAGCTTGAAAGAGCAATGACTAGGGCGCTAGCCTCTGCTAGTGGAAACGAACAACCAATTAAAGTAGAACTCTACTTGGACAGTGCCGGGAGAAATAAAATTGCTGAGACAACAATTAAATATATTGATGAGAACTACACACTAACTGGAAACGCTAGACTTCCAATTGCCTGAGTATAGGAAAATAAACTATGAGCCTTATAAGCGAAAAAGATAAAAAGCAATTTGAACAGAAACTAGCCTTATCAGACTTGAAAGACGCTCAGTCTGCTGTAAGAATGGGTCTGGTTGATACTGTTGCAACCTATGTCAATAAGGGCTATTGGTTGCAGTTCAGTCGTATATCAAATACGGATTTTAGTGTAAATTTCAGCGCTTTTATGGAGTCCTTTTCGGATTCCTATAGCAGCAACTTTCAACAAGATGCCGCCTTTGGTCGAACAGATCCGCTTCCCTATTATCAAAATACGCAAAGAAGTATTTCGATGAGTTGGGCTATCGTAGCTCAGAATGAGGCAGCAGCAGCAAAAAATCTCAATGATGTTAACAGCTTGGTACAGATGCTTTACCCTTCTTACACGAAGCATGGCTCACAAAATACTTATAGCGGCGCACCTATCATTGGTTTAAGATATATAAATTTAGCGCAATCTCCAACATCAATTGCGGGAGAGGATCTTTTGGCGGGTACGATTTCTAGCTTTAATTTTACGCCTGATCTGGAATTTGGCGTCTTTGAAATTGAAAACACCGGAATTCTTCCTAAAATAATCAGACTTAACTGTACTTTTAATCCCATTCACGATCAAACACTAGGCTTTGATTCTAATGGCAGAACCATATCTGGCGTACAGGGTGAAGATTTCCCATACACAAACATCGTGGGATCTACGCCCGGAACTCCTTCAAAGAGTGAATATACTCAAGAGTATCTTGCTAAGTTTAAAGACGGCACCTTGGGTGAAAGAGATATGGAACCCGACACTGCATACTCGGTGGTGTTAAAATCGAGAGAGGATTCTATACTAGGATCACTAGAGGGGTCACCTAGTCCTTGGGAAAAACTATTTGGTGGATAACTAATTGGGAGAAATAAAGATGGCTTCTAGATATGAAGGTCGACAAAGATTCGTAAACAATTTTGATTTATATAAAAACGTTCACCGTGATCGCGGCGTGAAGCGAATAGAGCAGTATAGCACACCAACTTTAAAATATCCTGATTCAAAGGATGTGTCATCGTTAACTGTGATTGATCACATATGGGGACGTGGGGATCACTATTATAAATTAGCTAATTTTTATTATGGCGATTCAACTTATTGGTGGGTCATAGCCCAATTCAACCAAAAGCCCACTGAAGATCAGATATCCTTTGGAGACATCATCATGGTGCCAACTCCACTTGAAAGAATATTACAGTCTTACGGAGTTTAAAAGTGACTAGTACAGCAGCAAACGTAGCGAAAGATCTTAATACTCTCTTGGCAGAAAACAAGATATCTCCGATTATGAACTCTTCAACCCAGAGTTTCATTAGATCTAACATCACTATGTTCTCAGAGAATTCAAAAGCCTTTGTCAACCCTAACGGCTGGAACACTTTTTTTAGTATTGAAGACCCAGACACTAATGCATTGTTGTCTAAAATAAATACTGGAGGTAGAAACTACTCCAATTTGTTAAATATGACCACGCTAGAGAAAGCACAAATTGTTCCCAAGATTAATCTTTATAAAGTAACTATCGACGGAGATTCTAGAAAACAAACAAACGAAGTGCCCATATCTTTTCCTGATAGCTCTAAGCGTAATATTGAAGAGTTAATTTCCTCTAGGGGTCAAAGAGGAGACGACGTGGCAATAAAATCCTTTTCTTTTGATTTCAAAAATCAAAACCCATTTGGAGCAGGAAGAATTGTCGATTGCAACTTGGTCTTGACAATGATGAGTGGAGAGTCACTAGTGAAGAACAGGGGAAATGGTTTTACGTTTTCCGATTTAATCTTAAGAAACAACCGACTGGATGATGAAAAGTTTGACTCTGATTATTATGAGATCAAAGCAAACGTTGGCTACGAACTTCCACCGGGAGATTTTAACGCCGGTCTTCGCGCAGAGCTTCGAAATACCCAAGTTTCTATGTCTCTAATATTGGTCGATTATGATTTATCTTTTCAGCAAAATGGTGTTCTGCAATTGAGCTTGCAGTACAGAGCACGAATAGAACAGGCTATCGAAAAGCAGATGAGGTATAACATATTTAAAGACGAAGAGATATCTTTGGATGCATCGATCAAACCACAGATCGCCCAACTAGAAAAAGACCTGCTTGCCGATGATGGAATGATCAAGCAAAGCAATAAGCTTATAACCAGCTACGAAGCGGAACTTGCAGAAAAAGAAGAAGTAGTGAAAACGGGATATAACACAACAGTCTCCGGCTTTGGTGGCGAAGGGCAATTGCCCTTCACCACCACAGAGAAATATCAATTTACAAAGCGGGTCTTCTCTCTCCAAGGAGAGGAAAGGGAACTGACAGAGCAGGCGATACAGGTATTACAAGAGAATGTTGACCAGCTTAAAATAGGCATACCAGATAAGAAAAACAAAATTAACGAATTAAATAATCGAACTTTGTTTATAGCAGCGAAGAACAGGGTTGCAAAATTTAACAAACTGTTAACCAATATGTTTAACAAGGGCAAAGTATATCGTCTTGTTGTCGCCAAAGAAGATTTGCTTTTGTACGGGCAAGCATACAAAGATATCTCCAAGAAGCGTCAAATAAACATAGGGAAGGAAAATCCTGAATGGGTAACATTTGATTTTCAAGCAGACAGCCAAGCTCAGGAAGAGGAAGCGAGAAGAGCCGCTGCTGAAGCTAGCTTGGTATCTCAAATAAGAGATGGTAAAGCCACCGGACCTGTATCATTTAATCTAGAGGCAGAGTTTCAGAGGAGCGCAGAAGATCTTGCAGACAAAAAAACCAATGGGAGTATTACAAAAAATGTATCTGAAGAGGCATTAAAAAATCTAGATGTGTCACAGTATGTTGGAGACGCTGCCAATGCTACACTTAAAGGACATGCCGACTCCTTCTCTGCTGATAGGGGTAGCAAAATAATTTACTGGTTCTATTACGGAGATCTCCTACAGGAAGCCTTCAAGATAAACGATGTCCACGTCAGGATGAAAGAAGATCAGATTGTGGCAACATTGGGATCATTTGCGATAGACGACCCAAAAAACCCCGGTACAAAAATAGAAGTTAACATTGCTGATGTCCCAATAACTTTGGAATTGTTCATCGATTTTTTTAAAGCAAACGTTATTGACCCCGGTAGAGATGTTTACCCCGTAAGTGATTTCATCAGAGACACAATACAGAGACTGGTTGTTCCGGCGATCAATCAGCAAACTTTTGGTAATCCGCAGAAACAAACACAATCTCTAAAAATATCATCATTCGATCTGCCCGGAGTCTCTAGTGGCGATAGCGTCATAGAGCCAATTAGTTCTGGGCTGCTCGGCACAAAGCAGGCACTACCAATCGTATCAGGAATATTCAGCGATGTCCAACTGTATAAAGCCAGAGTTGAGCTAGATAGAATACTCGATAGGTTTGGAAACAATAGTTTGTTGGCCAAAAGAAAGACTAGTGAGAGGTTTAACTACCTCGTATTTTATGCTAACTCATCAAATACAACTCTTGATTGGGATGGAAACATAGCTAGGGATGCCAAACGCGGCGTGTATCATTTTTACATAGGTGCTGATCGTGGATTGATTAAAGAGATCAATTTTAGAAAATCACAAAGACCCGGACTGGCTGAGATGATGGCTGAAAAGTCTATGAGAGCGGGAAACAGAAGGGCAGAGTTATGGAGAAACTTTGAAGCTGACATTTCTATGCTAGGAAATTCACTGCTTAAGCCGGGGTGCTTTTTATATATTAACCCAACAGTTGCTGGGCTAGGAAATCCGGGCAGCAAAGACTCCCTCTCAAGGCAAATGGGCTTGGGCGGTTATTATTTTGTTTTAGGTGTATCAAATGAGATAACAGATTCAGGTTGGAACACACAAGTTAGGGCAGTTTGGCAATCTGCCCCGAGCTTAAGTTAGGGGGGCTAGCCAATGACCACAAAAGTTTTTAACATTGATGTATATGGAAGCAACAAGCTTGGAGCCAAAGATCTCTTCAAGGAGAGGGTTAAGTATCAGAATTCATACCCAGATAATATAACGTATGATGACCCAGAGAGGGTCACATCGAAGACAAGAAATATCTATGATAGCTTTGTGGTGCCTGATGACGAACTTGACAATATGGAAACCCCCGACCCAATCAATTTTTGGTCTTCCAAGTATGCAAACTATGGCAAGCTGGATCTCAATAGAGACTATATAGTGCCGAACAATGAGTCTTTAAAGCAAATCAAAACCGAAGAAGAGACTGTCTTTGTAATGAACTTTGTTGCCGACGCATTTGAAGACTTTGTTAAGTTTATCAAAACCCAAAGAGCCAATAGACTACACCCAGATAATTTTTTAACTAAAAATATACAGGCTAAAAAGGGATGGTTTGACGTAGACAATCTATATGATAGAATTACGACGCAGTATTATAATAATTTTGTTACGGTCTTCTTGCCAAAAACTAAGCTAGACAAGCAGATAAGAGACTTTGAAAGCTTTCTTGATGTGTTTTTAAATCTATATGCCCCCGAGATGATGCTTGACTTTCCAATTACTAAGACGGGCGTCTTGGAGTCTATAAGAACTAGCCCAAATGTAAGTGGTCTGTGCGTCGAGATGTCTTTTGATAATCACGATGATGATTACAATAAGTTTAATAAATACATAAACAATATTAATTTTGAATTTTACACACTGGCGGCTGCAAAGTTCGGCTTCTTTGTTGATAAGAATGCCCCTTGGAGGCTTGTCGCCAATCTAAATTCATCAAAAATGAAAGAATATATGCAAAAGTATTTCTTTACTATTGAGAAGGAGAGTTTTACAGGAGCAGTCCTTAACCACTCCCATGACTTCAGCGTTGACGAAAATGGAAACGGTGCAACCGGACCAGCAAAACAAACAGGCAATTTAGCAAACTTCGCCCATGTGCCTGAACACCAGCATACAATAGAAAAGGGAAACGTACTTGTGAGGGCAGTCTATGGTGCCAATCCCCTCCACGCGCACATCCACAGTCTCGGTCCAGCTAAGAAGTATATCAAAAATTTTACTCTGCACGACGTATATGATGGATTTTACAACAAATCATATGAAACAGATGTGACCCTGCTGAGAGACAAGTTTAAGAATTTTTATTTTGACTATGTAAGACAATTCCCGTATACTAAATCTCCCGAATTATGTCTACCTAAGAGTCCGGGTCCCGGTCAATATAGGGATAACTCTTCAAAGTCCAAGACAGTAGTAAGAAAAATCAGAAGAGACGCTATAACTGAAGAAAAGTTCAATCTGCAATACAACGATCTTTTCTGGATGAAAACTTATTTGATAATTAGAATAAAAGAAAAGACCAACGGCAAAGGCAAACTGGATAAAAGGTTGGACAAAGTAATGTCAGATATTAATCAATTGTATTATTCTGTTGACAAATCCTCCGCTTTAGAGTATATTAACCAATACCTGAAACAATATTACTAGAAGGTCAGCATTGTTATTCCAAGCGTTAGATGAAAAAGAAAAGTGTGTCGGCATATATTCAGAGGGAGAAATCTACAAAGACCTCCCAGACGAAGGCAACGAAACTTGGAAGTATGCTTCGTTCCTAAAAGACCTGCCGATTGAATACGCCAACATCTACTGCGAAGGCAAGGACCTAGGGGAAGTCTGTCCATCAGAACTCAAAGAAGACTACGACCGTATCTGGTCAAAACTCAAAGCATTCTACAAATCATTTGCAATCGCTAAGGTTTCTCTACAAGACCACTGTTTCTTTGATCTTGTGCCCGAGGGCTTCCTAAGAGAGTTCTGCTTAATGAAAGATAAGATCACCAGACACGTTCTGGACACCTACCCTCGACCAGAGAACTACCAAAACATGGTCGACATCACAAAGCTAACCACAGAAATAAAGTATCAGAAACTAAACATTGATTTGTCTGTTCTCAACAATGAACTGGCAGACCCTAGAACAAAAGACTTTTACAGGAAGATACACAGAACAGAGCCCTACATCAAATACAATCCTTTCGGCACAAAGACAGGCAGACTAACCACCCAGAAGCATTCCTTTCCCATTCTAACTATGGATAAGAAGTTCAGAAAGATTATTAAGCCAACCAACGACTGGCTTGTTGAGTTAGACTACAACGCAGCCGAAGTTCGCGTTATGCTAGGTCTCCTCGGAAAAGAGCAGCCCTACATAGATTTGCACGATTACAACGCCTATGAGTTGTTCGGTGGGCAAGTAACACGAGATGAAGCAAAAAAGAAACTTTTTTCGTGGCTTTACAACCCAAATGCCGAAGATGAGGTCCTATCTAGACTCTATGATAGGGCAGCAGTCAAAGAGATGTTTTGGGACGGTAGGATGGTAAAAACGATGTTCCACCGAGACATCCCTTCTGATGAGTATCATGCCCTAAACTACATCATCCAAAGCACTTGTAGTGACTTGATTATGGATAGGGCAATTGCAATCAACGAAATGCTCGAAGGAAAGAAGACCAAGATAGCATTTATCATCCACGACAGTATTGTGTTAGACTATGCCGACGAGGATGGCGACTTTATCAACATGGTATACTGGGAGTTTATGACCACACCTTTCGGTCGATTCAAGACCAACGCATCCGGCGGAAGAAACTTTGGAGAGATGAAAGACTTATGGATATATTAATTGGACTAGGGTCTGCTGGCTATAAATTAACAAAAGCCTTTGCAAAGCATCCACAATACAAGGTAATCACAATCGATCACGAAGAGGGATCAACTATTCGTGTGCCAGAATGCGCCCACCCAGAACAGTATGAAAGCAGTTTTCCAGACATAGGTGACCAACTAAGGGAAGTCGAGGGCGATATACTTTTTATTGTGGCAGGATCTAGCATTATTTCTGGCGCTGCCCTGCGTGTGTTGGAGCAGTTACACGGCAAGGGCGAAATAAGCATCCTCTATGTTCACCCGGACGTAGATACACTATCGGATACTAGGAGATTGCAAACCAACGTAGTCTTCGGTGCTCTACAACAATACACTAGATCTGGTGTTTTCAAGCAGTTCTACGCCATTGATAACCAGCAGGTAGATAAAATCTTAGGCGGAGCACCTATTATGGGCTATTACGATAGCTTAAACGAAGTTATCGCCGCAACAATCCATATGATAAACATCTTTAACCATACCAAACCAATTGTTGGAACCCTATCCGATCCAAAAAACATCTGCCGCATTTCAACTTTCGGCATCTTAAATCCAGAAACAGGCGAAGAAAGTCCGTTTTTTTCTCTTGACAACGCAAAGGAAAAGCGTTATTATTACGCTATTCCTGAAACGGAACTAAAAACTGATAAAACTTTGATGAGTAAGATAATGAGCCAAGTAAAAGATACACCACAAGAAAAGGAAGTAAAAGTATCCTACGGTGTGTTCTCTACTCAATACTCAGACAAATACGCTTATTTCATTGAAAGCACATCAGAGATACAAAATGAAAAAAGTTCTTGACTTTCAATATTAGTTGTTTTATAATGTGTGTATAATTTTTAAAAAGGAGAAAAAATGGGTATTAATCTTGATAAAATGAAACAGAAACTTAGTGCTGCTCAAAACAAGGGTGGAAAGAAGTCTGACTTCTGGCGACCACAGGACGGGGAAAATGTTATCCGCATCCTACCATCACCAGATGAGGATCCCTTCAAGGAGCATCACTTTCACTACAACCTAGGAAGCAATTCTGGCTTCCTTTGTCCGAAGCGCAACTTTGGGGACGATTGTCCTGTGTGCAACTTCGCTACGAAACTTTTTAACGAAGGGTCTAACGAAAGTGTAACGCAGGCAAAAACCCTCTTCGCTCGCCAGCGCTTCTTCTCTCCTGTCCTCGTTCGTGGACAAGAAGCTGAAGGTGTTAAGGTGTGGGGATACGGAAAGACCGTATACGAAACACTTCTCAGTCTGGTTCTTAATCCAGACTATGGTGATATTACTGACCCAAATGAAGGAACAGACCTTGTTCTTGCTTATGGGAAAGCTCCCGGCATGATGTATCCTCAAACGAAGGTGCAGCCACGACGTAAATCCTCCCCACTATGTGAAGATGGCGATGAAGCATGTCAGGAGATTGTTACCACTGTCCCAGACTTGGACACACTTTTCGAGCGTAAGTCCACTCAAGATGTGCAAGGCATTCTTGATGAGTTCCTCAATTCTGAGGTAGATGCAGAATCGGTCTCGGTCGAGTCTTCAAAGTATGGAGGGAAAGCAGAACCCTCCAATGACGTTGAAGCTGCTCTCAAAGAACTGGCAGGATAACCAAGGGGGGCGCAAGCCCCCCTACTTTTTTATAAGGAGATACAATGGCTAAGGCAGGCAAGTTGTCTATGGCTGACATGCGTAAGTTGATTAACAAACGCGCAGGGATGACCGTAGCACATAACCTCAATGAAGAGAATCCAACTCAGGTTAATGATTGGATTCCAACAGGGTCTAGGTGGCTAGATTCTATTATTTGCAAAGGGAAACTGGCTGGTGTTCCAGTCGGTAAAGTAACTGAGATCGCAGGTCTGGAAGCAACTGGTAAGTCTTATATGGCTGCTCAGGTCGCTGCTAACGCTCAAAAGATGGGCATTGATGTAATCTATTTTGATTCTGAATCCGCCATTGATCCAACTTTTTTGGAGAGGGCAGGGTGTCATGTTGAAACTATTCTTTATGTTCAAGCTCAGTCTGTTGAGTTTGTCTTGGAAACTATCGAAGATCTATTGGTTAACAATGAAAATCGTATGCTTTTCATTTGGGATTCTCTTGCTCTTACACCTGCTATTTCCGACGTGGAAGGAGACTTTAATCCACAGTCTTCCATGGCAGTGAAGGCGAGGATCTTGGCTAAGGGTATGTCCAAGCTGACTGTACCGATTGCTAACAGCCAATCAACCTTCTTGGTGCTCAATCAATTGAAGAGCAACATCACCAGAAGCCCAAGCGAGGCGATGACTACCCCCTATGTCACTCCCGGTGGTAAGGCTATGATCTACGCATATTCTTTGCGTGTCTGGCTTACAGGTAGAAAGGCTAAGGCTTCTTTCGTCCTTGACGATAGCGGTTTCCGTATTGGCTCCGAGGTCAAGGTCAAGTTGGAGAAGAGCAGGTTCGGAACACAAGGTCGGCAATGTAACTTTAAAATCTTATGGGGTACCGACGACATCGGTGTCCAAGACGATCAAAGTTTGTTCGAGGCTATCAAGGGCTCAAACTATATGAGTAGTGCTGGTGCTTGGTATTCCTTGGAGATGGGCGACGGTAAAGTTGTAAAGTTCCAGCCATCCAAGTGGGATGAAAAGATGACTGACCCAGTGTTTAAACAGCGTGTCTACGATGTTATGGACGAAGAAGTCATCCAGAAGTTCGACAAGCGCCTAGGCAAAGCCGAAGACTTTTATGAAGAAAAAGATGAATAAATGAATATAGTCTCCGTCTAATAAGAGAACGGAGGTTTTAATCATGCAAAGAATCATCACCCTATCTTTATTCTTATCGGTCTTCTCGGGCTGCGCTTTCGCCCACCCTACCACAAAACACCACAACCCTCACTATGAATACGAAGATCATTACGTCGTACACCCTTCGTACTATGTTGTGTATGATTATTACTGGCACACCCACAGTAAGCACTATCATAGCCACCTCTATAAGTACAAGGGGCATAGCCACTATAAGAAATACAAGAAGAAGTATAAGAAGAAGTATTTCAAAAAGAAGCACAAGAAAAAGTACAAGAAGTACAAGAAGTATAAGAAATACAAAAAGAAAAAATACTCCCACCATCACTAAAATCTCTTGACTTTCCTATCCTACTCTGTTAAAATAATTCAAATCGTTGGAGGCAAAAAAGCAAAACCAACATAGTTATGTTCTAAAAGACTAAGGAGGGCTTTACTATGAATGACCATGCTAGCCTTAGAGAAAAGTTAGAAGAGAAGAAAGATTTAATCGAAGAAGCTTTCTACTATATAACTGCTCTAGAAGAACACAATTATGTTAACTCCAACGACGAAGACAAGTTAAATGAGGAACTTGAAAAAATCCTCAAAGACTTAGGCATCGAGTTGGAGTATGAAGAATAGAAGAGTATTATTAATTGACGCACTAAACCTCTTTATGAGGAATTACATTGTAGACCCTAGCCTGTCCACTAACGGACAACCAATCGGAGGCACCAAGGGTTTCATCAAATCACTACAAGCTGTATGTAGAATAATCAATCCAGACCTAATCTTTGTTGCTTGGGACGGTGGCTCTCAAAGACGAAAGAGTATGGACAAGAACTACAAGGCAGGTAGGAAGCCGGTGCGTCTCAATCGAGACATACACAATATGACTGCTGGCGAGCAGGAGGATAATAAGAACTGGCAACAGGAAAGGATCATCGAGTATCTAAACGAGATGCCTATCTTGCAGTCTTATGTTGAGAATGTGGAGGCTGACGACATTATCGCGTTGGTCTCCCAGTCCCAAACCTTGTCCGAACACCACAAGATTATCCTAAGTTCAGACAAAGACTTCATCCAGTTGTGCGACGACACAACTATTCTATACAGACCAATCCAAAAACAAATCCTCAACAAGAAGAGGATCTTGGAGCAGTTTGAGATCCACCCAACAAACTTCGCACTTGCGAGAGCAATCGCGGGGGACAAGAGCGACAACCTTCCCGGTGTTGGCGGAGCGGGTTTGCCGACTGTATCTAAGCGATTTCCTTTCCTTTCTGATGAAAAATCGTATACAATACAAGACCTAGTTGACTATGCCGAAGGTGTTGAAAGCAAACTCAAAGTGTATAAGAATATCATCGAGAAGAGAGAACTAATAGAAAAGAACTACAAGATGATGCAGTTGTATGTGCCTTGCATCTCAGCCCAAAGCGCTCAATACATTAGGCGAATGGTAGGCAATCCAGAACTTGCCTTTAATAAAACTGGTGTTAGGGCTATGATGATTGAGGATGGTTTCGGTGCTTATGACTGGAACGATCTATTCACACTTTTCAACAGAATAACGGTTGAGAGCAAGGAGGGCAAGTAGTTGGAAGAACAAGAAGGGTTTTGGGAGAGCTTATCAACACTGACGAAATTAGCATCAGTGTTCTTTATCTTAGGGAAGGTCGTGGGCTTCATGACCTTTTTTACATTCTTCGTTAACTTAGTGCTTGCAAAATGGATGTTAGTAGTGTATGCTACCTTTATTGCAATTAGCGTCCTGCTTTCTGGATACCAGATGTTTAGAGGGGGAAAGCAGGATAGGAAGCCCACGAAAGAGCAAGTAGAAGAATGGGCGAGAGAATATAGATTACTGGAAGGAAAATGACAGAAAAAACGGATTTCTCAAAGTTTGGTAAGACATTTCAAGATAAGCTGACTTACCTGATTTTGACTGAACGAGTCTTCGCAGATCAACTGGGCGAAGTTTTAGATGTGAACTTCTTGGAGTACAAGTATCTCCAATCAATAGTTCGCAGTATTTATCAATACAAAGAGAAGTATGAGGTATACCCTTCTCTTAAGATTATGGCAACGCTAATCAGAAACAATATTGATGACGATGTTGTAAAGGAGCAAGCTAAAGAATACTTGCTTAGTGTACTGAAAGACGCCTCCATTGTTGAGGATTGTGACTACGTTAAGGAAACATCGCTTGACTTCTGCAAGAAGCAGAAACTGAAAGAAGCAATGATGAGGTCAGTGAAGCTTCTTAATCGCTCATCGTTTGATGAGATTAGCACGGTTATCAACGAGGCTTTAAAGCTAGGCACGGATATTAACTTTGGTTACGACTATAAGCTAGACTTTGAAGAGAGATTCAAGATTAAACAAAGAGATCCAATCACAACAGGTTGGAAAGAAATCGATGCGATTTGTAAAGGTGGGCTAGGAAATGGAGAGTTGGGTGTTGTTATTGCTCCAACTGGGGCTGGTAAATCTATGGCTCTGGTACATCTCGGAGCGCAAGCAGTAAAGCAGGGCAAGACGGTCATTCATTATACTCTTGAGATGGCTGAGACATCTATCGCTGGTCGTTATGATAGTTGCATTACTGGATTAAAATTAAAAGAGATGTTCCAATTTAAGGAGCAGATTCATGAAAAGGTTAAAGATATTGAAGGTAATGTAATTATCAAGGAGTATCCAACCAAATCAGCGACCACTACCACGATTAAGAATCATCTGGAACGAATAAAATCCAGAGGAATTAAAGTTGATATGATCATCGTTGACTATGCTGATTTGTTGCGACCAGTAATTAATCGCAAATCAAATGAGAAAAGACACGATTTGGAATCTATTTACGAAGAACTCCGTGGTTTATCTCAGGTCTTTGAGTGTCCAATCTGGACAGCCTCGCAAACTAACCGAAGTGGATTGAATGCTGAAATCGTTACACTGGAAGCAATATCAGAAGCGTTTAACAAATGCTTTGTGGCTGATTTTATCTTCACCATTTCCAGAACAATTGAGGACAAGAAGGTGAATAAGGGTAGGATATACGTCGCGAAGAACAGAAATGGTCTCGATGGAGTTGTCTTCCCAATTAGAATGGACACATCCAATGTTAGCATCAAGGTGCTATCTTTGGGAACGGTT